GCCAGCGTGAGTTAATGAGTCTTGTCAGGAAGCTGAAGCCGATTCAAACTAAGGCTATTCAAGCTGCGGTAAATATTCTAGATAATAAGGATGCCTCTGAAAATGGTAAGCTACGTAGCGCGGCTTTGATTATTCAGACGTATAAGGATTTAGTTAAAGATTTATATGACTACCGCTATGATGATGATGAGGCAGAGGAGATTATGGTTGATAATAAACCAGTGTTCTCACTTAAAATTATTAATAACGAAGAATGATTAGTTATAACAGGATAGGTTGGCCGACCGACAAGTGAGTTCCCTCGCTCATTTCCTTGTTATTTATCGAGGTTTATTTATTAGGGAAAATAATGGAAAAAGATACAGTCGTTAAACGCGACAAACTAAAGAATAGAAACGATATTGAACTTCAAAGTATTCGTGATGAACAAATTGGTTTCTTTATCAAACGACAGAAACATACAAATGAGACTCTAAAGGCAACTGCAGACGATACCACATTTACTGTACTTGGGGATGGTGCCGGTATTGAGTGTGGAAATAGGTCAATGTTACTTTGCAAGTGCAATGTCTGCGGGTTCCTAAGCAATAATGCAATGCACTATCTGAGGAATAAATCAGTGTCGTGTTATAAGTGCTTCATGAATAGACTTGAAGGTGAAGCTACTTTGATGGGTCTTGAACTGATTGGCGCTGGAACCTCCGGAACTCAACGTAGACAATATCGTTTCAATTCTTGTGGACACGTTCGTGATATTTCAACAGGAGATGTTCGCGCAGGACATGTCTCTTGTACAGAGTGTACCGAAAATAAATTAAAAGATGCTTGTGACTTATCTGGATTTAAGCTGCTTGGTAGTAATGGTCAATACAGATTAGTTTCATTTGGTTGCTGTGGCTCTGAGCGTGAAGTACTAAGAACACATCTACTTGATGGTAATGTTAAGTGTAGAGTTTGTCACTCTGATGAGGTTGCAATTACTGCAAAAGCTAAAGGGTTAACCGTTGTTGAAATTCTACCAAAAACATTCAGAAAGTGCATCGTAGATGCATGTGGTCACGAAATTATTATTGGGTTGTCAAATCTTCGAAGTGGTAATTTTGAGTGCAAAACATGCTTTAATGCAAAAATGCAAAGAGAAGCGAAAGCTGCTGGTTTAGTTTACGTTAAGAAATCAGTAGGCAGGAAGCATGAGTATCTCGCGCCTTGTGGACATTCTTTACTTAATAAACCAGCACATATACGAATGGGTCATTGGACTTGTCAAGAATGTGAAAAAGGTTATTTACACTTCCCGAATAAGTTATACCTATTTAAAATAAAGCATAAAGACTTCACTTGGTTGAAGTTCGGATATAGCAAAACACCAGAATACAGGAAGTATGACTATAAGTTAATTGAAGGTTGTGAGACTCAGCTATTAATGAGTGTAGAAGTTCCGACTGGAGCTATTGCCGTACTATTAGAGAATTCTATACATGCTACCTACTCTAACTATAACTACTCTAAAGTAAAAATGAAAGAGTACATGACTGAATCTGGATTTACAGAGTGTTATCCTATAGAGATAGAACATAAGCTATTATCTGAGCTAAATAAAATAAAGGAACAATATGGCAGTTGAGAAATTCACACTAGCTCCAGCATCAGTACCGCAGGAGCAGTTCCTAAAAAGTGAGAGTACAATAACTTTGTACTCAGGATCAGCGGGTTAACTTAGCCCCTTTATGGAGTAATCCATATAGCAAACCATGTGAATTCGGTGAAACTCTTAATAAGACAATACCGAGCGAAGCCCAGAAATGGGAACGTGTAACGACTATCCCCGGCAGGGGAGTAGGGGCAAGTGCTCCGAAGTACATGGGTTCCAGTAATGGAATATGAGATAGTCTTTTCTTATAGGTGACTATAAGCAGTTATTGTAGTAAGCAATGACGGGTAGATAAATCACGCAATCTACTGAAAATCAAGGCCGGTAAAACTTTTGCAATTATTATTAATCTAGTTAAGTTCGCAATGCGTAAGAATACTACTGCGGTAGTCTTTCGTAGGACAAGTACACAACTAAGGCAAAACGGGGGTATTTGGCAAGAGGCTACAACAGTCTTTAAACAAATGTTTGGTAAGGATGTTATTATTCGCAGTAGGGACTTAGAAATCTATGTTCCATCTACGAATTCAACAATTAAATTCTCACATTTACAACACCTATCTGATATTAATAATCATTTAGGCGCACAATATTCACTTGTAATTTTTGACGAGGCAACTTTGTTTCCATTTGAGGAAATGATACTTCCTTTGATGGGACGAATGCGTAACGCGAATGTAGACTATAAGCCACAAATGATGTGGGCAACTAACCCTGCCTATAATCATGGAATCTACCACTGGATTAAGGATTTTTACCTTGATGAAAATGGAATCCCGTTCGAGGATAAATCCAATATTGAGCGCTTCTTTATACTTCAAAATAACAAACCATTATGGTATGATACTAGAGAAGAAGCAGAAGCTATTCATGGTAGTGGTTTAGAAACTCCAGTTCAGAGCTTTAGAAGTATTCGCGCACACATTAGCCAAAATATCCCGCTTCTCAAGGCTAATCCCGGATACATAACTAACTTGAAATCCTTGCCTGACATCAAGCGTAGGATTTTCTTGGATGGCTCTTGGACAGCACGAGAGGAAGAAGCAGGTTACTTTAATAGAGCATTCTGTAAAGTTGTCCCTTATCCCAATGTGCTTGCAACTCGCAGAGTACGAGCTTGGGATTTAGCCGCAACAAAACCCTCGACTGCCTCACCTGATCCAGATTGGACACGAGGTACGTTAGTAAGTAAAGATAAGAACAGTCTCTACACTGTGGAGGACATTCAGAGTATCCGAGAAAGACCTCATGAAGTTGAGAAGCTAATTTATGCAACAGCGTTAGATGACCCTCCGGGAACTGTCCAGTGTATCGCATGTGATCCGGGCTCTGCTGGGATAGCTTACTCTAATACTATTAAAGTCAGATTAGCGGAACTCGGTGTCTCTTGTAGGATTGTGAAATCTAACAAGTCTAAACTACTTAGATTTTTACCATTCTCCGCATTAGCAGAAGCAGGTGTTGTTCAGTTCGTCAAATCCGAGTGGCTTGAAGAAGCATTTGAAGAACTAGAGAACTTCAATGGAGCTAAGAACAACGGAAAGGATGATATTTGCGATACCTTATCGGATGCAATATATGTTCTTAACCAAGGTGGTGCAGAACTACCCCAATTTACCCTCCCGGACCTACACCAGTCCAACAACTATTCCAACCTCGGATTTTCCCAACCTGATTTACCCATCGGTGACGCGCCAAGGATTATCCAAGGAGAATTTCAATGAGAATTGAAATCTTGGTGAGTTTCAGTAAACCGAGGTTAATCAGTTAATGATACACAAGATAAACACAAGGAGTGCCTAATTAATGACTGCACGTAAAACAAAAGAAACTATTACAAAAGCAACACAAGATACTCCTGACCGTTTTCGCTTAGGTGAAATGGGTAGTTTAGGCTTGAGTACATTTGGAGGCGTATCCACGGAAGAGTTAAAAAGAGAGCTTAACTGGCCAAACAATATTAAAATCTACAAACAGATGACGTACAGTCCATCAGTGAATTCTTCATTGACACTGTACGAGAATATCATTGGTAAAGTCGAATGGAGCTACGTACCACCACAGAATGCTACACCAGAAGAAATCAACCAAGCCAAAATCATCAATGAAATGATGAAGGACCTAGACGGTAGTACTTGGCGTGAATTCATCAATGACATTCTATCAATGATGGTATATGGCTTCAGTATTCACGAAAAGGTCTATCGCCGTAGATACAAGAGTAATGGCTCTCGTTATGATGATGGTGTTATTGGCTGGAAGAAACTAGCGATTCGTAACCAAGAGACTATTGAGAAGTTCATCTTCTCGGATGATGGCTCGGATGTACTTGGTGTAAAGCAGAATCTATCAGCGATCAACGACAGCTACGGTAGGTATACAGCGCGTGGTTCACAAGAGGTTGTGCTACCTAGGAGCAAGTTCTTGCTGTTCCGTACAGGTAAGCACAAGGGTAATCCATTTGGTGTAAGTCATCTACGTGATGCTTATAGTTCTTGGAAGTACCTGACTGCGATTGAAGAGATGGAAGTCGTTGGGTTCTCTAAGGACTTAGCCGGTCTTCCAGTGCTCCGCATTCCGCCTCAGTATATGTCAGAGGATGCTAGTACCTCACAAAAATCCGTGTATGAATACTACAAGAATGTAATTCGGAACCTACAGCAGAATCAACAGTCCGGTGTTATCTTGCCTCAAGCATTCGATCCTGAGACAAAGCAACCACTGTTTGATCTGAAGCTCCTCAGTAATGAAGGTGGAAAGAAATCCTTCGATTCAGACAAGATCAAGGACTACTACAAACGAGCGATCTACGTTGCTTTATTTGCTGAAGTACTTATCTTTGGTTCATCCGAGGGTGGTAGCTTCAACCTAGGTGTAATCAAGAATTCAATGACTGGTGCTGCTGCGGAATCAATGCTGAAGAATATTAAGGATGTTCTCAACAATGATCTACTCGTTCAGACTTTTGAGTTAAATGGGTGGAATACTGCAAGGCTAGGCTCGTTTGATTTTGATGGCGTAGATAATACCGATCTGGAAAGTTTAAGCAAGTCAATACAGAGATATAGTTCCACAGGTATGTTAGAACGTGACCGTGAAGTAATGAACGTAGTACGTATGAGTATCGGTGTTGATCCACTTCCTGATGATATGCCCGTACAAGAAGATAAACTCACAGGTAATACCTCCCGTAGCGGAGATGGTTTAGCTACAATGGGTGAAGGTACGAGTAATTCTATATCTGGTGAAGATACTTCATCAAATAATCTAGAAAACGCGAGCTAAACGATATTAATAATACCCTAATTACTCAGGGTTAACTAAGAAAGAAACTATGGCAACAAAGATAGTAAAAGAAATTGTTACTGATGTAGGTGGCAACGTAAGTGTAGAATACAGTGATGACTCAACGGCTAAGTTCAATATAGCTGATACAGTAACTGCAGTTACTAACCCCCTCACCGGGGGGATTGATTTAACTGCCGGTGGTGCGCCTGTTGTAGTAGGCGGTGGAACTAAAGTTTGGCGCGGTATGGGGCAGGGCATGTCTGTGGACATTCAGGGATACAGCGGAGGGGCGGCGTACTCAATGACGCACCGCACGCGGCATTACAGTAGCGTTAAGTTCCGGCGTGCTCGTGCTGTGTTGCAATGCTTTCACACTATGGGCGTACCTCTTGTGGATACGCTTTTTACCAATGACTACAACTTTCAGGTAGGCTTTGAGTTGGGTTACACCAACGCCACAACTGGCTTGCTTCCGCGCAAGATGTTCAAATTTTCAAGCAGCGACACGGCCCAGTATCGGCAGGCGCTACCTCCTGCGAACGGTTACATCGTCAGTGATGTGCTTGATCTCGGGCGCGACGTTGCTCCGCAGGAATTTTTTGGCCTGTGGACAACGGTTGAAGAGGCAACGGCAGGAACGCCAGTTGCGGGCCGCATCCCGTACACCCGATCAACCAGCAACTTTTTGCAGCGGTATGTTGGCACCGTATCGGCCAATGGGTTGACGCTTGCGCAATCGCAAATTGCGTTGAATACCGCAGCGGTAGCAACTAGCATTACTTCAGCCACGGCTTCTCAAGGTGGTGGCAGCAACTATTTCACGCCCGTAATGCTTTTGATCGAAACTGATTCATCTCTGCCATTTATCGTTCACCTGTCAGATTCAATCGGCTACGGTGTGGGTGAGAGTGTGCCCGGCAGCGGCACCGAAGGCGACGGCATAGGCTCTGCCCTGAGTAACCGTGGATTCATTGATCGAGCAATTTACGAGAACCTTGGCTACTCAAGCGTCAATCTGGGCCGGGGATCGGATGGCAACAAATACCTATCTACTCCGTCAAATTGGCCTTATCGCCGCTCACTTTTGGCGCTTGCAAACCCAACGCACGTCATCAACGCAAACATTCACAACGATCCCGGCTCTGTAACTGTGGCAGGCTGGGCTACTGCAACTTCTTTTGCCAAGTGGGACTGCAAGACTGCGAATGGCAACGTCTATGTGTGTGTTGTTTCCGGTACGTCTTCAGCCGTTGCAGGCGGGCCTACTGGCACCGGCGGTGGGATCATTGACGGGACTTGTGTGTGGGCGTATTTGATGCCGTACCCGGCGCTTTCTACGGCTCGCAGTGCAAGTATTATGCTGGCGCAAATGGCAGCGGTTAACTCTCAGATCAAAGAGGTCTTGCCAAACGCCCCCATTATCGTAATGACAGGGACGCCGGATGCGGCATCTACAGACGCATGGCGTACCCCCGAAAATCAAACTGTTGCGATTGGCTGGGGCGATTCAACGTCACGAAGAAATCTGGTAAATGAGCAAATCAAGGCCAAAAACCCATTGCTGCAAATCTCTGAATTTTTTGACCCATCCTCTGTTCTGGAAGACGGCTACCCAACGGTCACGGGTAAATGGGTGAGTAACGGAAGCGCCTCGTATGTGACCAATGATGGAACCCACCCTAACAGTGTTGGCTACAAGATTGGGGCGGCCACTCTGACTGCTGACAAGTTTATCTAATCCCCTCATCACGAAGATAACAACACAAGGTCAACTCACATAACCCGAGTTGGTCTTCCCTGAAGCTAACATAATGGACAATTAACATGAAATCAAATTGCGTATTCTGGGCTTTACCTAAGTTCTTACAAAGAGCTAAACCCGGAGAAGAAACATATCTCATTTTCCGCAGGTCCAGAATCGCATGGGGTTTCTTCCATTGTCTTCTGGGGAGACTAAATCCACTCACTGGTGAAATCCAAGTAGAAAGCTACAAACCACCAGCAGGTCACAAGAAGACTAAACCAGCCCCTGTATTTGAAGGTGTAGTAATCAAGGGTGACGCGGATACTTCTCATGGTGACTTATCGTGAGCCTTTATGTTACGTGCCACATTCTATGACACTTTATAACTACAAAATAATCATTACTCATTGGATTGACGGTGACACATTCGATGCTATAGTTGATCTTGGGTTTAACGTAATGAGTAAAATCCGCTTTCGTCTTTTGGATATAGATACTCCAGAGCGCGGAGAGATTAACTACAGAGAAGCACAGAGTTGTTCTGCTGGTGTATATCCAGTTGGTACTGAGGTTCAAATCTTGAGTATCAAGGGTAGAGCTACTGATAAGTACGGACGTTGGCTTGTGCATCTACCAAAGGTCAACGAGGAATTAATCCTGAAGCAATTAACTAAAATAAAAGCAAGCAAATAAATAGGAGCATCTATGCCTTGGGGAATCCTGAAAGATCAAACTTTACCAGCATTGAAGGATGCTTCACTAGAAGAACGTAAAGCATTTGCTAAAGTAGCCAACGCTGCATTGCTCAAAGGCGAATCCGAGAAGGATGCTATTGTTGCTGGGTTGGCTGCAGCTAAGAATGCCAAGGATGTACAGAAGGCTAAACTTCCTAAACATCTACAGGTTATCCTTGATATTGTGGATAGTGCCCGGAATACACCATTGGTTGAACCACAGGAGCCCCAGCAGGACGCACCAGAACGCTCTGTAAGCTCTTCTAGCTGGTTCAGTAGTACCATTCATACACCAGAGGCTATTAACGCAACTGAGGACGTTTTAAAGGCTTCTATGAGTCAAGGACGTAACCTCATTGGCGCTAACTTCGATACTAAAGGTGCATTGATTCTTAGGTTCGATAACGGAGATACCATCAGGACTAACGAACAAGTCCTCAAGGAGTACATCGAGCAGTACGTTACAGTAGCTACTACTCCGTTCTTTGATTGGATTAAGTTCAATACTGAAGCGAACGTACCAAACGAAGATTTCACTTCAGGTATGATGCGCTGGAATGCCTTTGATGGTACTCTGGATTTACGCATGGGTGACAACGCTACATTGCAACTAGGAATGGAGATGTACTGTCCACCCCTCTTGAATAATACAGGTGTTACTATCCCGGAAGGTTCTGTTGTGTATACCACTGGTGGCGATATGTCAACATCAAGGATTACCTTTGGTCTAGCCACAGCAGCACCTGACTTTGATAGCTTCCGTGTACTTGGCATTACAACTGAGGATGTAGCCAATGGTGAAGTTGGTTTTATTACTAACTTTGGATTAGTACGTACATTGAATACCACAGGGACTCCTTATGGTGAAGTGTGGTCATCAGGAGATGTACTTTACGTATCTCACCTCGTAGCTGGTAGGTTAAGTAATATTAAACCAACAGCACCTTACGAGAGTATCCCTATTGCTATCGTTGGTATCGTAGATGCAACTGCAGGTACTATCTTCGTTAAACCAAGTCCAGTATCTAGGCTGGATTATGCATCGTTCTACGATACCACTACCCAAGTACAAACTGCAACAGAAACACCAAGTGCTATCACTCTGAACACCACAAGAGAAGCCTATGGTATCTCTGTGAATAATCAATCAAGAGTAACCGTGAGTAGAGCAGGGTTATACGAGTTCCAGTTCACTATGCAGGTATCTAAGAGCAATTCAAACGCTCAGAACATGTGGGTGTGGGCTAGGATTAACGGAGCGGACGTACCAGCATCAGCGAATAAACTCAGCGTACAAGGCTCAAGCACATTGCTCGTACCTAGCTGGAGTTTTCAAGAGGCGATGAATGCGAATGATTACTTTGAGTTAATGTGGGCTGTAGACAGCACAACTATTACTCTTGTAGCACCACCAAGTACACTGTTTTGCCCTAGTACTCCAAGTGCTACTTTGACTGTAGCTCAAGTTAATATCAGCTAACCTTCACTCACTTGACTTGGTTATACCAGAATGTTATAGTGAACGCTACAAATACACAATACGAATAACGTAAGGATATTATGCCAGCAGCTAATTATGATTTAGATATTGAACAAGGTGTACCTTACGAACGTGTACTATTCCTGAAGGATGCTCAAGGTGCTATCTTGAATCTAACAGGCTACTCCGCGCGTATGCAAGTACGTCCTTACGTATCCTCTAGTGAAGTCCTCGTTGAATTAACCTCAGCTAATACAGGTCTTGTACTTGATCCAGTGCTGGGTTCTTATATTGTACGTGGTAGTCTCAGCAGTGAAGCGCAGTTGGATTATACGGTAAGAGCAGAGGTTAATTCCGAGGGAACTCTGAGCTATACCATCCGTGCATCCTTGAGTAAAGACCAAGGGTTAATGTACGATATATTGGCTGCTAATAACGTATCTTCTAGCTCAGGTGGATCGTACATTATCCAAGCGACTACAGCAAATAATACTTCTTGTTCTTATCAGATTCAAGGTGAGATTATTGACGTACCGTTGACTAATGCAGAGATGCAGCAGTTATACGCTTGGGTTAGCGAGCTAGTTACTAAGAGTGCAACCAAGGAAGAGATTGCGACTGCAGTGTGGAGTAAACCCACAAGTGAGCTAACAGTAGAGAATTCTATTGGTAAATGGTTAATGCAGAAGGTGTTAACTGTTAGTAAGTTCTTAGCGTTGAAGTAAACGCATACGCAGGTTTCATTAAGTTGAGCCTGCGTATACCGCATGTTGCTTACTTGCTAGCTCATTTCATTCACTTGACATAAACCCAGCACAATGCTATCATATTAGCTAATTGGATTACGTGGGATTACTCCTGCGTAACTTCCTACAGAATATAAGGAGTACAGTGGATACTAAAGATACAAAATCAAAAGTAGTACCAGTTACTAAAGCACTTAATGAAGAGTTAATGCAGGTTACTTACGTGGCAATGAAGCCCGGTGTTGATTTACATTATCACTCAGTTGATCTAGAAGAAATCCGGTTAGCTAAAGAGTCATTTAACAAGAGTTTAATGCGGGCTAATCTTTTCCACATGACTATGACTGAGAGCTTCAGCATAATTGAGTCGTACTTGGCACCTACCGACATAGTATTGAATAAACAGTTAGTCACTAAGGGCGAGTGGTTGGTTACTCTTCAGATTCATAAAGGTCATGAAGAAGTTTGGGAAATGATTAAGAACGATGAGATTACAGGTGTATCCATTGGAGCTATGGGTATTCTCGAAGACGTTTAAAGTATTTAGCACGGCTACCTCGACGGAGGGAAAAGATGATTCATCCACATCCTGCCATTGCTTTTCGGATGCATTCTTGATGAGGAATTATGAACAATATATACTATGTGTATCTACATAGGCGTGCGACAGATAATAAAGTTTTCTACGTTGGAAAAGGTAAAGACAAAAGATCTCACAGCACCTTCGGTAGAAACGAGCACTGGCAGAAAACAGAAGCTAAACACGGATTGGTTGTTGAGATTGTATTCGATAATCTAGAAGAGGAAGAAGCCTTTCAAGTAGAAAAGGACACAATTTTAGAGTTCAAGTATTTTGATCATCCTCTTTGTAATATGACAAACGGTGGTGAGGGTCTTTCTGGCTTTAAGTGGTCAGAAGAACAAATGAAGAATCACCCAAGTAAGAATAACATAGGTCGAAAACATACTCCAGAGTCAAAAGCCAAAAGAAGTAAGTCGCTCATGGGACATGTTACAAGTGAAGAAACTAAACAAAAGATAAGTAAAGCACATCAAGGTACTGCAGTATTTGCTTTTATTGTTAAAACATTAACTAATAAGTTACTTATAACACACAAAGCACGGGCCGAGATACTTGGTATCAACCCTCGTGAACTATATAAAGAGTCTTCATACAAGCCTTACTTTTCTCGCCTAGCTATCATGAAATCTGCTGATATTAGAAGAGGTAAACCTGCTTGGAATTCTGGGAAAAAGTTACCTGAAAGTTCAGGTACTCTCAATAGTTCTGCAGATAACAGAATATTTAGGTTTGAAAGATTGTCGGATGGTTTGATTTTTGACGGAACAAGATATGATTTATGTGATAGTTTCTCATTGAAGTTATGTGAAATTGGAAAATTATTCTATAAGAAAGCAAGAAAAACCAGCCAAGGTTGGAAACTTATAAAGGAATTAGATGGAACAAGTTAACAGCAGTGTACCACGAAAGGCACAGAAGAGGCTCAAGTCGATTGACTTCTCGGGTAAAGATTCCCATATGGCCCTAGTACACACCGACCAAGGCGGGTGCGCGTCTGGGGCGAATTATAAATTAGTGTTAAAAAATACTGATAAGTTTTCTGACTCTTTTATTGCTAAAGCTAGCAAGATCAAAGTAGAGATGGACATTAACGAATATCTAGAGCGATTCTATCACATCTACGGTGTTGATAACGAGTTACTTGCTCGTGCTATGGGTTTTACAACCCGTGGTCAAGACAAGGCTGCTCTGGAGATGAAAGAGCAAGCTATTGAAGATCAGGAAGAACCTGAGTATCCCGATTGGGATTCTAATCCCGGTGATGACAAATATGAAGCATGGATTAATTCTAAGCTCTCGTCTATGGAAGTAATGAAGGCGCTCTACGAAGCTGACCACATTGCTGAAATACTGTCCGGTCTTAGTGAAACAGAATATCTGGTTATGCTCAAAGATCAACTCTTGCTTGAGAAAGCATTTAAGAAAATTGACCGCTTGAGTAAATCGAACAAAGCTACTAACGTAGCAAAAGAATCTAAGCCCGTGGTTGAAGCCACAGGTGCAGATACCTCAGTCGCTAGCGAGGTAAACGGGGTATCTAACCCTTTGGTTAAAACTAATACTAACAAGGAACTAAAAATGACTGTTGAATCAACTGTAGTTGAACAGGAAGTTGAAGTAGTTGCTAAGAGTGCATTCGTTGAACTTGAGAAGAGCCTAGATGCTCAGAAGCAAGAACTGCAAAAAGCACTTGAGTCAATCGCTCAATTCCAAGAGAAAGAAAAACAAGCAATTGCTAAAGCGCGTAAAGCTGAAGTGCTATCTGCTGTTAAAGACGCAGGTAAAGCGGAAGTACTATTCAAAGCTGTAGCTGACGCTTCTAATGAAGATTTCGCTGCTGTGGTTAAAGCACTCGGTGATATGCAAGCACAGGTTGAGAAATCTGCGTTGTTCGTGGAGCAAGGTGCGAGTGTAGAAACTGAGGTTCAACCTGAAGTGTCTCCGCTGGAACGTATGCTCAAAGCTAAGTTCGCTCAATCCGCTAAGTAAATAATAAGGAAATAACATGCCCGTAATCGCAACTGACACACTGCGTGTCTCAAATCTAGTTAAAAAAGAACAATGGGCCGAGCTTGGCTATTGCCGCGAAGTAGTTACTGTAAACGAAGCAGTCGCTAAAACTTACGCAGTTGGTACTGTTCTTGGTAAAGTTACTGCTGACGGTAAATATAAAATCGCTGTTCAAACTGCTGTTGATGGCTCTGCTGTCGCTGCTGCTCTAGTATTGGAAGATAAAGCAATCGCTGCTACTACCGATACTAAGCTAGTAGTTATGGTTAAAGGTCCAGCAAGTATCAGCGTTGGTGGTCTAGTTCTAGACGCATCTTATGACCTTGATGCTGAAAAAGCTGTAGTGTATGCTTCCCTTGAATCCAAAGGTATTCAAGTTCTAAACAAAGCTGCTTAATAAATAATAGAGCCTGAGATTTCGGGCTTATTAAAAGGAAAAATATATAATGGCAATTATTCGCTCATACACTAATGCTTTTGAGGTCACGGACTTCACACAAGAGCTGCAGATTATCCCGAATTCATGGACACTTTTGAATGACTCTGGTTTGTTCGCTGAAGAGTTCTTGAGTACCAGTACTGTTACTTTTGAAGAGCAGGCAAGTACTCTTGGTTTGATCGGTGATCAATATCGCGGCGCTAAACCACAAGCTAACAAAGATGATAACCGTAAGATTCGTTCTTACCCTATCGGTCACTTCCCGATTGTTGACGCTGTAAAACCTGAAGATATTCAAGGTAAGCGTGCATACGGTTCTAACGATATGGCAGAAACTGAAGCTGCTGTTATCGCACGTAAAATGGAACGTATCCGTCGCAACATGGATATTACTATGGAAGTGGGTCGTTTTAGTACCTTGACCACTGGTAATTTGTACGCACCTAATGGTACTATCTCCGGTAACTTGTTCAGTGATTTTGGTATTACTCAAACTTCAGTTGACTTCGTACTAGGTACAGCTACTACTGATATTATTGCTAAAGTCGAGACTGTTATTGCATCTATGCAAGACAATGCCAATACTGGTGATGTTATCTCTGGTGTTGTTGCTTATTGCAGTCCTGAGTGGTTCGCCAAATTGATCTCTCATGCAAAAGTAGTGGATGCATTCCGTTATTTCACTGCAACTGAAGGTCAGTTGATTCAACGTAACCGCGCAGGTGGTACTAATGGTCTTTACCGTGAATTCACTTATGGTGGCATTCGCTTTATTGAGGTTCGTACAGTACTTGCAGGTCAACGACTAATCCCTGCTGGTGAAGTTGTGTTTGTTCCTGTCGGTACTTCTGAAACCTTCGTTAGCTACTTCGCACCTGCTAACCGTATGGATTTCGTTAATACCCGCGCAGAGCGTGGTTATATGTGGACATATCGTGATCCTAAAGGTCAAGGTATTGACATTGACGGAGAGTTTAACGTCACTCACATTGTACGTAGACCCGCGTTGGTTGTTAAAGGTACTACCTCTAACTAAACGATTAACCTCTTAACTGAGGTTTTATATTGGAAGGTGTTCTCACAAGGGGCATCTTCTGATATAATAGAAGAATTATAAAGTAAGCTAGGCTGATCCCCGAAAAGACGACTATCCACCGTCCTGCTTATTTATTTCAGTGGAATTTCGGGAGAAATAATGAGAAAAAATATGTGCGTTTATCTACACTTAGATAATGAAGGTATTATTCGATATGTTGGTAGCGGTACAAAAACTCGACCGTACCTTTCATGTAATCGGAATACAGCATGGAATAATCTGTTTAAGAACAGTCCACCAAAAGTTGTTATAGTTGATTCCGACCTAGTATATGAGGATGCAATAGCCCTTGAGTATTACATGTATGTGAGTTGTCTTGATAATCTTGTAAATACAACCGAGCCAAGAATTACAAAGCAACTTGACTTTGAGTATTTTAATGAGTGGTTTTATATTGATAGTAATAGTCCTTCGGGTCTTAGTCTTAAAAAGAAGTCACCTCAAAATAATACAAATATTGGCGAAAATGTAGGGACAGTTGTTACATGCAATAGTCAAAAGAAGTATTGGAGAATTAAATCAAATAGTTCTGCGTATCTTGCTCATCGAGTTGTTTATCTATTAGAGCATGGCACTATAGACCCACATTTAGTTATAAACCATATAGATGGAAATGGCCTTAATAATTGTGTAAGTAACTTAGAACAAGTTACCCAGAAAGTTAACTGCTTTAGGAAGAAAGTGGGATCAAATAATTCAACAGGTTTTGCTGGAATAGCTTATACAAAGTACAAAGGTTTAGTTGATGGTTATAGTTCAAAGTACGTATCAGATAAACCTTACTCACAACGGTTTAGTTTTATCGCTTATGGTGGTGCAGAAGAAGCCCTAGCAGCAGCTATACGCTGGAGAAGCTACAAACTGCATATCAATAAGATTGAAGAATTTAAGGGAGACTTTGATGAACTGTATTATCTTGTTTGTCAAGACTCAATAAAAAGCCAAATGATACGCGCCAATGCTGCAGCTTATTCAGATAACGGAAAGACTTGGTATTGCAAATTAAAATTACCGAATACTAGATATATTACTTGTGGATATTTTAATACACCAGAAGAAGCAATAGTCGCTCGTAACAAAATAGTAGATGATTATCATAGTAAATTGAAATATAACCTCTAACCAAACACGCCCGCTACTCGCGGGCTATTTCCATAGTGCTACTTTAAGTCCTACGGAAATAGTACCTACTCGGAACTTCAGATAAAAGGACAATACCCTATGGCGCTTAACTTAATTCAAATCATCCGTCTGAACATCCAAGATACTGCCGCTGGTTTGTACATTCTCTCTGACGCTGAAATCGAGTACTTCCTCCAGAAGAACGAGAATAATATCAACCGTACATCTCTGGATTGCGCTAGAGTTATCCTACTGAACCTCTCTATGCGAGGTGATTCTACCGTGGATATTCTAAGCATAAAAGGTAGTAAAGCATCCTCTGAGTACCGCATGTCGCTACAGATGTTCCTACGTGATCCTAATATGAACCCTGTGCTGACTAACTGCCAAGGTTATGCCGGTGGTATCTCCATCAGTGACATGCAAGCTAACGTAGATAATCCAGACAATAACTACGCGCGTACTCCCGAGGATATTCCAGTTAACCCAGTAGTGTACCCCTCGATGTACAGCGCGGATTACTTCCGTATTTAACGAGGACTGAATATGAGTATGCACCTTCAGTTCATCCGATCAGCTAAACAACTAATCTACCCTAATGGTGTAAGCGTAGTATTTACTGCAGTTACTAACCAAGCCTATAACATCGAGACTCAGACTGCAGGTACTACTGAAGTTCAAACTACTGTAATCGCTTTCCCTAAAGTAGTGAAGGTATCTCAGTGGAACTATCCGAACTTAGTGAATAAAACCGTAGAAGAGTTCTTGATTGTAGCAACTGATTTGACACAAGCACCAAAGCCCCTAGATAAGCTCACAAGAGGCTCGGATGTATTCACTGTAGATAGTACACGTGAACACGTTGCAGGAGGTTCTGTGGTGATCTACAAGGTTCTAGCGTACAAGGGATAGCTATGATTAGTACCACTCAAACGAGGTTCTCGTGATTACCTTCGATACTACTGCTCTTGTAGCCAGTCTTGATGCTGCTCATAAAGACGCTGTTAAACGTATGAAGAACATGGTTGAAGGATTCGCATACGAGTTCATATTGACCGTATCATCCAAGACACCAATAGGTGATGAGATGTCCATCAGTCTAGGTATTGACGGGGTTAAGCCTTATTCTGCTTACTACGAGTACTACGATAAACGCTATGCTGAGTACGACATAGCTATTAGACCGGGTTATCACAAAGGTGCATGGCAGTATAGCTCAAGTGGTAATTTCCAGTTCAGTTCAGATATTAACTCAGTATATGACTCTGCAGATTCTGCAATGAACAGAGCAGAGGATGCATACCGTCTGGGTTCTACATTCTACATTGGTTCCAATACACCCGGTATGGTTTTCCTTGAGAATAATTCCTCAGATCAGACTAACGGTATGGGTATCATGCAACCAACTATAGATGATGTTACATCAGCTTTTGCTATTAACGCTCAACGGTACTATCAAATGGGTAGTTGACCTGAATAAACAACAGAGGTATAAATGTCACCTATTCTACTAGCCAAGAAAGCAGCAGAGCGAAAGCTAAGTACGTTATCTCCTGCGCTACCAACAGCATACGAAGGTATTAAGTTCATTCCTCCTGCTGGTATGTACTTACGCACTCAGTTCACTATTCAACGTCCAGATGATCCTGTGATTGGTGACAAATACTACCGTGAGCGTATTAGCCTACAAGTGTTCATTGTGGATGTACTAAACACTGGTACAGCCAATGCATACGCCAAAGCAGAAGAGATTAGAACTCTCTTTGAAAAAGGAAGTACCTTCCAAGAGCAAGGAACAAATATATACGTCCTTGGTACACCACAGATTACGGGAGCAGCAGTGGCAAGTGATCGGCTGATTGTACCTGTGATTGTTGAGTTAGTTGTTGAGGTGTATAAGGATTGATACGTAGGTTGGACTTGCGTTCAAGTAAGAATAAGGTTCTGTTTTAGCTCCTTGTAAAAGCTAAATTACTTTGCAAAGTAAATCAAATAAGACTTGTAAAAGTCCAAATTAAGGAATATAATATATGGCAATCGCAAAAGGAACTGCAAAAATCCTGTCGTTCAAAAAAGAGACAGCTTGGGGTGTTGCTGCATCCGGTACTGGTGCTAAGCAGTTGCGCCGGGTTACTGCGGATTTTAACCTAGTAAAAGAAGCCTATAGCTCGAATGAGCTAAAAACTTCACGAATGCAGTCCGATCTACGCCACGGAGTTCGCTCTGCTGCTGGTTCGTTGAATGGTGAACTAAGTCCTAATAGCTATTTTGAGTTCATGCAATCTCTGGTTGCACGAGATTTCGCAGTTATTGCACCTGTAGCTAGTTTAGCATTCGCTATTGCGGGACCTACCAATGGTTTGTATACGTTGACTCGCTCAACTGGTTCTTGGTTAGGAGCTGGTTTTCAAGTAGGTCAAGTTGTTCGTATTACTTCTGCCACTGGCGCAAATGCAGATTCACTAAATAAGAACTTACTTATTGCGGCAATGTCAGCTTTAGTGCTAACAGTGTCTGTTGTAAATGGAACTGTACTAACTGCTGCACCAACCGTCACTGCTGCTACTGTTGCACCCGTAGGTAAATCAACATTCGTACCCCAAACTGGTCACTCTGACGATTCTTATACTGTTGAAGAGTACTACCAAGATATTGCACAATCCTCAGTTTACACTGGCGTAAAAGTCGGTTCAATGAATGTTGCTCTACCTGCTACTGGTTTGACAACTGTTGACTTCTCATTCATGGGTAAGGATTTAGCTGTTAAAGGTACATCTCAGTACTTCACCTCTCCAACTGCTCAAGGTACTAATGGCCTATTGGCTGCCGTATCTGGTGTGATGCTTGTAAATGGTGCTCCAGTAGCTCTCGTTACCTCCGCTGATTTCGCAGTTGAGCGTGCAATGGAAAATGCAACCGCTGTTGGTTCTAACAGTATTGCCGAAGTGTTCACTGGTCGTATCACTGCAACAGGTAGCCTATCAATCTACTTCCAAGATGCTGCCTTCCGCGATTACTTCGATAATGAAACACCAGTTTCTTTAGTAATGGTACTTTCCGCAGATAATACCGCGACTTCACAATTCTTGGGTTTCACACTACAGAAAATTAAGTTATCGGACTTTAATTTAGCAGATGCCGAGCTCGGAATTATGGCTACTGCTAGCTTTACTGCACTAGAGAATGATATTACTACTGGTGGTCTACTGAACACTGTTATCACTATTCAAGATAGTACTCTAGTTTAATAAACTAAATAAGAATTAACCCCTAGTTCCTTAAATGGTTCTAGGGGTTTTCTTCATTGCGGCTTGAAAGACCAACCTCTATTACTACTTGTCTTACTCCTGAACATAACACCTGTGTCAATTCCAGTTAAGCGTTTAAACTCTGACCTTGTTGTAATCAAGATTTTATCGTCATCACTTGTAAATACGTACTTATTGTAATCTTTACCTCCGTTTCTTGGGCCAAGAACTTTTGCTATATTCTCAAACAGACACCAGTCCTTTATGTATAAAGCGTCCTTGTCGGTAAACAGCCAGCTTATCTTTGGAACTATCTTTGACATTTCAACCCTAGTACATTCTATAATTTCTTCGGTTAAAAGATTGTAGAATTTATAGATTGTCTTAATGTGGTTTGGATTGTTTGTACCAGAGGACTTGTCTACTTTCTTGGTCAGTTGATCATCTGTTAATCTAACTCTACCATTCAGTATAAATTTCAAATGTTCAGCATCGAATAATTCTAGGACTGTCCACCCATGAGTGGTCTTACTTTTAAATAACTTGTTTTCTCCAAAGAGGTGTTGAACATCTAGATTGTACTTATCCTTGAACTCAAATCTTGTTCCTTTGAATTCTTCTTTAGTCTTAACATGCACAAATGTGTAAGTGTTCTTGTCGCTGTTAGGATTATGCTTTCCTTTAAAGTTAGCAAGAATACCTGCAAGTTGATTCTCTGTCATTACATCCACAGCATACCAACCGCGTATTGTATTTACACATCCTTTATTAAACAATGAAGCAGCGTTGATACTGTATTTATTTTCAAAATCGAACTTATTACTGAATTCTTCTTCATTTGTTTTATAGTTCTTGAAGTGGTAAATAGTTAAGTCAGCATTTCCATTCTTCAGTCCTGTATTAGCTTCACTTAATTTCTTACGGGTTTCCTCGCTCACAATTACACCTAACCCTCCATCACCTCCATCAGTAAGGTTAGTTAAAGTTCCAAGCCCAAGGTCGCGCCTACCGTAGTAATTTACAAGTGTCTTTTCAAGAAGTTTAGCCTCGTGTGTTAGCAAACCTTGTGCAACTATCTCTACAACACATCCGTACTTCTTCGCTGTCTTATTCCAGAACTTATTTCTAGTGTCTGATCTGTACCTAGCTCCTTTACCACGACCTACGTAGAATACCTCACCATCTGTCTCTTTCTTGTGAATATAGACGTACTCATCCCTTGGAACTGTATCAAAACAGCATGTGATCTTGATGCCGTTATTCTCAATAACCCGCTTCCGTATAACTCTGTGATCAATCCTGCGCTTCATGTCTCTCCTTATTAGTTCATGGCTAATTCTACCACAGATCAACAGAACCTTGACAAAATAAACCCCCAATGGTAAACTACGTTTAACTACAGTCTAATCCCTGTAGTAACTTATTAATCTGAAAGGAAACAACAATGGCTAAAACTACCCAAGGTCTATTTGACCTGTCTAAAAACGACGTATCTAAATCAGCAGAAGCTGGATATGAGTTCGAGCTAGTACTTCCCGGTTCTGGCGAAGCAACTGGTGCATTTATTACAGTACGTGGCGAACAATCACCCGTTGTCAAAACCTTCGCTAAGAAGAAGTACAACGAGTATCAAATGCAAGTACAAGCCGCTAAGCGTAAAGGTAAAGACTATGAACTCGATCTTGATACAGCAGAAGAACTCTCGGTAGAATCCGCAACTAACCGCGTGATCTCTTGGCGTGGTATTGCCAATGAAGGTGCTGAGGTTCCATTCACAAAAGAAGCCTGCGCTACTATCCTCAAAGATCATCCTTGGATTCGTGAACAAGTACTAGAGGAAAGCCAACAGGCTTATAACTTTCGACCCAAGTGATATTGAAGAACTACTTTTATTCGCTAAACAAGAGTTCAAGCTCGGTTCTGGAAGTAGTAGCCTCCGTGCTCAACTGGAGAACGTGCAAAGGCAAACAGGCGTAGCACCTCCTGAGTTACTTGAGCTAAAAGAGCTACCTGAATCAATGCTGCAAATATGGAGTATCTTTATTGATCTTCATAATACTAGAACAGCAGGTATGTCAGGTGCTAACCCAATAGCTTACTCAGAGATACTCGCCTATTACTCCTTGAATAAAGAAGAACCTGAAGTATGGGAAGTTAAAACAATAAAAAGACTAGATACAGTTGTACTTCAGTACTACGCTGAGTTACAAGCCAAAGAGCAACAGAAGGCTCAAGCAAAGAATAAGAAGTAAATAATAAATAACAGTTACCCCTTAGTTGTATCCACGACTACAGGGGTTTTCTTTTGTTTGTATATACGCGATTGTGTACAAGCAAAAGAGATAATACAGGCACTCGCCTTTAATCCAACAGGAGAAACCAATGGATTTAGCTGAACTAAAGTTCAAAGTAAATACTGACGAATTAGCCCTAGCTGCTAAGAAGATTGAAGCATTGGGTACAGCCGTATCTGATCTTAATGCTATCCAAAAGCAAAGCGCAACTATCAACCGTGAAGAAGCAAAAGCATCAAAGGATAAAGTACAGTCTGATACTGCACAAGTACAAGCCAAAAATAAGCTCACAGAAGCAACTGAGAATAGCACCAAGGCATCTAAAGCTGCAGTAAGTGAAACTGATCGCCTTAATAAACTAACGACTAACCTAGAGAATACCTTTAAGGATTTATCTAAAGGATTTACTCGTGGGGAGTCCTCAGTGCTGAACCTAGCTCGTAGCTTTGGTGCAAGTGCTGAGGGTATTGAGCGCGTAAAAGCCGAGCTAGCTAAAATTGGTACTTTGATTAAAGACCCATTTGATGCTGCTATTGGATCAGTGCGTTCAATTAATCAAGAGTTTGATAAAGTAACTAACCGCACGAACTTAGCGGCTCAAGGTATTGTACTTACTACTAAACAACTCAGTGAATACAGCCGTGTAGCTACTGAGATTAGTGCTAAGATTCTCTCTGCTGGTCTTGATCCAACTTCAGGTAAAGGATTAGCTGATTTCACAAAAGGACTAGAGCGAGTACAGCAGAAGTACTTAGGTATTGCAGAGAGTGTGAACATAGCTAATAATGCAGAGAAGGAGCGCCAGCGTATTGCTAAAGAAGCGCAAGGCCCGACCTCTGGTTCTATGGATCAAGCTGTTGGTCTATATTACAAAGAACAAGCACGTGCTATGCGTGAATCAAGTAGTGCTGCAGCTTACCTAGAGAAAGAGATGAAGCGTGTGGACTTTGTTCTGAATGAGGTCAACGCTGAGCTACAACTAAGCACAAGTAATCGTCTATTGAAATTTGAGGAATCTCTAAAGCGTACTGGTGTTACTGGAACACAAGCTGCTTCTCAGATTGAAAGCTACCGTAAAAGCCTACAGAAGATCGACGAAACTCGTGCATTTAAACGTCAGACTGATGACCTCAAGGTCTACCAAGATAAAGTAAACTATGTTACACGCGCAGTAGGTCCACAGTTAACGGACATTTTCTCTGGTCTATTGACTGGTCAACAATCACTGTACACAATCGCTGTACAACAAGGTGGTCAATTAGCGGATCAATTCTCGTTGGCTGGTATTGAAGCTGATAAGATGGGTGGTATTCTTGCAAGTGCATTGCCGAATATGTACACGAATATTGCTAATATTGGTAAAGCCTTTGGTCAAATGGCTGTTGGTGGTTTTCTCCAGTTAGGAGATACGCTTGCTGATGTATCCATGAAGATTATTCCTTTTGGTAAAAATATCTCTGAAGCTGCTGTAAAAATGCAAATGATGGGTGAAACCGGAAGTGTAGCTAACAAGATGTTGGCTAATGGGTTTATGATTATGGCCGATACAGCAAGAATTGCATCTGCTATCTTGGCTACTACTCTGATTGGTTCAATTATTGCTCTTGGTGTAGCAGCATATCAAGTAATGAAAGAGCAGAATGAATTATCTAAGGCACTTACATTAACTGGCGTATCTCTCGGTATGTCCCGAGATGCTGCTGTACAATACGCGGAGTCATTGAAGAGTATTTCAGGTACTAAAGCTATTGGCGTGTTGACTGAGTTCGCTAAAGCTGGTGTTAATTCTTCTGAATCACTTGAGATGATGATACAAGCGGCTGTTGATCTAGAGAAATACGGTGGTGTTGCTATTGCTGATACTGCTAAAGAGATTAAAAAGCTCCAAGACGAGCCACTGAAAGCATTAGTTGATCTAGCAATTGCAACAGGTAAAGTAACTACCGAAACTCTAGAGAAAGCCAAGGCTTACGCTAAAGCTGGTGATGCTGTTGGATTACTTAAACTAGCTGAGGAAGAGCAAGCCCGAGTAGCTATTGAGAACTCAGGTATCATGCGTGATAACCTGACTAGCCTAGAACGTGGTGTAAACAACGTAACAAGTGCTATGAAGTACTTATGGGAAGAATTCAAGTCCTTAGCGCGTGGTGGACCTATTGTAGATGCAATCGCATCTGCATTAAAGCTAGTTGCTAAAGTTGCAGTTGAAGTATTTTTCTATGTCAAGAGTATCGCTCTGCAAATGAACGGCTTATCTTTGTTGGCTATTTCAGCTATTCAAGATATTGGAAGTGCTAATTTCGACTTCAGTGCAACCAAGAAAGCAATGTCCGAAATTAAGACTGCGAGTGCAACTATCGTATCTGAACGTGCTGCAGCAATGGCACAACTAGAAGGTACAACTAAATCCGTTGTTAGTGTAACAGCAGAAGTAGCTAAAGCGCAGTCTGAGGCAGCAAAGTCCGTCAAAGCTAATCTAGATATTAGTCAAGAGTTAGATAATAAGATTCTACAAAGTAGCAAAAAGAAATTAACCCAAATTGAATTCGAGAATCAAGCCGTAGAGAAGTACAGAAAGTCCCTCAAAGGTTTAGCGTCTGATGAGTCTGTAGTAGCAAAAGTACGTCAAGTAGCTGCTCAAGAGTGGAAAGATGCACAGACTAAACCCAAGGCTAATCCTGCAGTTAAACTATTAAATCAAGACTTAGAAAAGCTAACTGATATTAAAAATAAAGCCCTTGGATTGAACAAAGATTACAACAACTCAGAAGCAACTTTAGTTCGTCTGCTGAACCAAGGACATATCAACTTAGTTGAATATACGTTAGCAATGTCGGACTTGAATGCTCAACAACCTAGAGCTATTAAGTTAGTTCAAGAGCAGGAAAAAGCACAACGTGAGTTAAACAAAGCGTGGGAAGATACTGTAAAATCTCAAGCTAAGAATGATGATGAGTATTTCAAACAATTCGATGAACTCAATAAATCAAAGGTTGAACTACAGAATCAAAATGCAGAGATTGACCAGCAGTATTCTCTCCTTGGTAAAACTGAAGAACAACAGAAGTTAATCACCCGTGAGTACGTTAAGCAAAATAAGCTAAAAGCAGCGCAAGCTGAACTAGATGCTGACCTTCGTAAAATAACTGAAAGCAATGCTAGTAATCCTGAAAGTCTCCAGCTTGAAGTCTATGCTAAAAACGCAGATAAAATCAAAGCAATCAACGCTGGTGTAGCCCTTGAGTTCGCTCAGGATATACAACGCGAGTTCGACTCAATTAAAGCCACGGTTACAGACGCTGTAGTTACTGCTCTTTTTGATGGTGGTAAAGCCGGTAGTAAAAAGCTCAGAGATGCTATTGTTGCTCAGTTCAGGAACAAGATTACTGTTGTTGTTGATGCTGTGGTTAATACTGCACTGAACTCAGGATTAAGTGCTCTTGGACTGGGTGGTTCCTCTGGAAGTGGTAGTAGCTTGCTTGGTACAGCTTCCGATCTAAGCAGCATTGGTACAATGGGTTCTACATTGGCTACAGGTTTTGGTAAGATCGCCGCTTCGTCCTTTGGTCAGTCACTTGGTTTAAGTACAACTGCGGGGGTCGTAGGACCAGCTACAGCAGGTGGTGTTGCACCAACAATGCTTACAGGTACTGGTAGTAGCATCAGTGCTGGATTGAGTGCTGCTGGTCCGTATATCGCTGCTGCAATGGCTATTTACTCCATCGCTAAATCCTTGGATGATTCCGGCACATATCACACGGGTGCTTTGTCACAGTACAGCGCAACAGGTGGTGCAGCTACATCCCAGACTCACGGTGCATTCGGCATGGGTTTTGGTGGTGTTGATTACAGCGAAGGTACTCAGAAGTTAACTGGTGAAATCAGCAAAAGTATCGTTACTATGCTGGATGCTACCGCTGTTACTTTTGGTAAAGAAGCTGGATATAAAGCTGCTACTGCATTTGCTGACGATTCAAGCGGCGATGGTGCATGGGGTGGTTTACTGATCCAGAAGCTAGATGAGACTATCATTAATTGGGATACTACTCGCTCAAGCAAGTGGGCACCTAGAGAGTTCTCAAATGCTGAAGCTGGACAGAAAGAGTACCTGAATGCAATTGCTGCAGATACGCGCAACGCGCTAGAGAGTATCGGTCTACCGACGTGGGCTACTAAGATGCTCGATGCCGTTGGTAACGCGCCTACTCTAGAATCTATTGCTGCCGTAGTTGACCAGATCAATGCTACTAAGGTTGCTCTAAAGTCCCTTGGTGAAGTGTTCCCTGAGTTGATTAATATCAGTGATACTGCGATTGATAACTTAATAACAGTGTTCGGTGGCTTAGGTAACTTCGCTGCTTCTTTGCAGTCTTACTATAGTAATTTCTACACTGAGAGTGAACAGATTGAACGTGCAACTGCCAACACATCAAAAGCATTCGCTGAATTAGGAATCACCATGCCAAAGGTAGACGAGAGTCTACGCACATGGTACAGAGGCATCGTGGATTCTGCACTTGCACTTGACCAAGGGGATATTGCGAATGCTAAAGCTACTGCTTCAGTACTTGCGCTACAAGGTGCGGTGAACGAGCTAGCACCAGCATTCGATGAAGCAGTTACCGATATTGCGAATATTCTAGAGGCTCTATCTACAGCGTCTAATGCTGCGTATGATCAGCTAGAGCGTTCTGTCAATGCAGAGAAACGTACACTTCAGTTCCAATTGGATATTGCAAGTACTCGTGAATCCATAGCACAGACTACTGTTGATTCTCTGAAGTCAATCTTTGATACTCTAAAGCAATCAGTAAAAGAACTCTACCAAGAAGTTGATAGTACTTCAGCAATGCAAGTACAACAGGCTAAAGGTATCATCGGTTCAGCAGTTGCTTCAGGTTCAGTTAATAACATTGATGACTTGAAAGAGGCCATTGATACTGTTCGTAGCTCGTTAGATACTACTAGCTATAAAACAAAAGCGGATCAAGACAGAGCTAGACTATTACTCGCTAATGACTTGGCTAAACTACAGGCTAGTACTGAAGTTCAATTGACGAATGAAGAGAAGATTCTAGCTGAAGCTAAATCCCAAGTTAAGATGCTTCAAGAGCAACTAGATACTCTTGATGATATTCTGAGTACTGCGAAGGAACAAGTGGATGAAGCGCGCAATATTACTGGTGCTGTATTGTCAGTCAAAGATGCAATTGATGCTTTGGCTGCTGCTCTGTTGGCTGAACGCGCAGCAATCGCAAGTAATGCTGCTGCTCCATTAGCTGCTCAACAAGTCAGTGATGTCAAGGCTGCAATCGCTGGTGGTACTGTGTACAACGCAAGTGCTACTTCAGGAATAACTACTCGCGAACAAGAGATCGCTAAACTATACACTACTGTTCTAGGACGGTCTGCTGATGTTGGTGGTCTACAGTCATGGGCTGGCTCTTCACTGTCGGTCGCTGAGATTGGTGCAAGCATTGCTAATTCACTAGAAGCACAAGCTAGAGCAATCGGTGTTGATGTACAGAACTCAATGATTGAACAAGTCAATAAGAGCCTAGGATTAACTACTGATATTAAAGCCTACGCTAACGGTGGTAGTTACAAAGGTGGTATGGCTCTTGTTGGTGAGCGTGGACCTGAGTTGATTAACTTCAGTCAACCCGGACAAGTCTACACAGCATCTCAGACTAGCTCAATGATGAACGGTGGTTCTAGCCTAGAAGAACTCGTGATTAAACTAAATGAGAATATCGAAGGTCTGCGCTTTGAGGTCAGAGCCGATGTATCTCACAACAGTAAAATCGCCAAGATTCTAGATCGTGTATCACCAGATGGTCAATCATTGTCCGTGACTGTGTTGGCTTAATTGCTCAATAATGCAATTGATCCTGAGAGGTACTTCTGTATCTCTTGGGTTCAAATAATAAGAAAGATAATAGGTTAATACATGCTCGTAATTAAACCCACGGTTTACCAAGAATCAATGCTGATAAGTACAACCGCAACTGAAATATACGCTGTGTATTCCGCAGCTACAACTTATGCTCTAGCTGCTAGAGTTACGTACTTAGGTAATATCTACGAAAGTCTACAAGGTACTAACCTAAACCACACCCCAAATACATCACCTACGTGGTGGTTGCTGATTGGGCCTGACAATAGACACGCTATGTTTGACCAACAGACAAGCACAGCTACTACAGCAGGTACTAACTTGACTGTAGTTATCGCCACGGGTACAATAGATTCCTTTGCTGTGATTAACGCAAATACAGATACAGTTAAACTAACAGTACGAGATGGGATAGCTGGTCCGATTATCTATGAGAATACTATAGGATTATCTGGAGCTATCATTACTTCATGGGATGATTACTTCTTTATTAACCCTTTACTGAAAAGAACCCAGATTGTATTCCGTGATATTCCTCCTTATTTGAACTCACATTGTACTCTTGAGTTCGTCAGTGGTACGTCAATTTCAGTTGGTGCTGCTGTGTGGGGAATGATAACAGAAATCGGAAAGACACAGTATGGTGCAAGCGCAGGTATCGTGGATTACTCCGTAAAAGAAACTGATGAATTTGGTACGACTAAGTTCGTTGTGCGTTCGTTCAGTAAACGACTAAATGCTAATGTAACTGTAGAGAATGCTGATCTTAATAAAGTACAGCAGTTACTCTATGCTTTACGTGCTGTGCCTTGTGTGTGGATTGCTTCAGATAATCCTCTGTACGAAGAAGCCCTAGTTGTCTATGGTTTCTACAAGGATTTTGGAATGGACATTGCATACCCTTCGTACTGCTTATGCAGCCTAGAGATAGAGAGCTTGAGTTAATTCAAAGCTATAAAAGAAAGAAATAATGATTACACCTTTACCAACACCCCCTAGTAGGCAAGATCCTAGTAACTTCAGTACACGTGCAGATGCTTTCCTTGGTGCATTACCTGCGTTCGCTACTGAAGCTAATGCAGTGGCTGTTGACGTTAATGCCGATGCTGTATTAGCACAATCAGCAGCGTCGGATGCTAGTGCTGCTCTAGCTGCAGTTAACGCAACAGCTAACGTAACTAAGTGGGTATCTGGCACTACATACACAGAAGGTCAAGTCGTATGGAGCCCTACTACGTTCTTGAGTTATAGGCGCAAGACTACAGGTGCTGGAACTACTGACCCCTCTGCTGATGGTACTAACTATACTTTGATTGCAGGCACTGGTAATGTTACACTGGATACAGCACAGACTCTGACCAATAAGACAATTTCCTCCACCAGTAACACTATAACTGTAGATGGTACTAATAAAGTAGGTTTCCGTGAGATTCCTCAGAGTATTCAATCAACAGCTTATACTCTAGTATTGACCGATTCCGGTAAGCACATACTACATCCAAGCGCAGACACTACAGCAAGGACTTTCACTATTCCGGCTAATGCTTCAGTTGCATTCCCAATTGGTACAGCGATTACGTTCGTTAACCAAAATACAGCTGGGGTGTTATCTATTGCCATTACAACAGATGTAATGCGCTTGGCTAGACTAGGTACGACTGGTACTAGGATGCTGCAAGCTAATGGTGTTGCTACAGCAATTAAGCTCACAAGTACAGAGTGGATTATTTCAGGGACGGGATTAACATGAGTACTAATCAACAAGTTCTACTTGCTGGTGGAGGTGAAGAGTCTATAGCTCTGGCCCATTCAACAACACCCTACATCTCAGTCTATCCTTGGTCAGTCTCTGGTTTTGGTACTAAGTATGCTAATCCAGCTACTCTACCTACTGGTATCGGTAGAGGTGTTAGCTTCAGTCCAGATGGTACAGCCTTAGCTCTTGCTCACGACACCAGTCCATTCATCTCAGTCTATCCTTGGTCAGTCTCTGGTTTTGGTACTAAGTATGCTAATCCAGCTACTCTACCTACTGGTAATGGTAATGGTGTTAGCTTCAGTCCAGATGGTACAGCTATAGCTCTGGCCCATTCAACAACACCCTACATCTCAGTCTATCCTTGGTCAGTCTCTGGTTTTGGTACTAAGTATGCTGATCCAGCTACTCTACCTATTGGTTCTGTTACAGGTAATGGTGTTAGCTTCAGTCCAGATGGATTAACTGTAGCTGTTACCCATTCCACTTCACCATTCATCTCAGTCTATCCTTGGTCAGTCTCTGGTTTTGGTACTAAGTATGCTAATCCAGCTACTTTACCTACTGGTAATGGTAATGATATAAACTTCAACCAAGACGGTACAGCTTTAGCTATAGCTCATGATACTTCACCATTCATATCAGTCTACCCTTGGTCAGTCTCTGGTTTTGGTACTAAGTATGCTAATCCAGCTACTCTACCTGCTAGTGAGGGTAGCGGAGTATCCTTCGGTACTACATAATAAATGAAAGGACGGAGAACTTAATTCTCCTACAATAACATGCAAAAAGAACAACTCACCCAAAATATTGACGCTCGTAAACAAGAGATTGAAGGTTACGAGATTAACATCAATAACTACGAGCGTATGATCTCTAAGATCAAAGTGAACTGGTGCCGCGAATCAGAACCTTACTGTGGTAAAGACAACACCGAGATTGCTAACGCACGTATCACTGAAGAACTAATGAACAAAATCTCGGATTTGAACTTCAAGGATAAACTCCAAGTTTCCCTTAAATTAGAAAAGCTCGAACAACGTAAAGTTCAACTTGTTTTATCTGTTCTTCAAGATCAGCTAGATGAACTAACACAGAAGGAATAATATGCTTGGTCGATACCTAAATGGAAACCTACAAGAACTCGTAGGTAACATTCACTTCTCCCCTTCAGTATTCCAAACTGCTGAATCATTAACACCAGAGCAGAAAGTTCAGTTCTCTGTTTATAGTATTACTGATGTAGTGCCTGAAGTTCCCTCTGGAAGTATCCTTAACGAAAGTTGGTCTTACGAAGTGCAAGATCGTAATGTAATACGCACATGGAGTACTAGGTTAAAAACACCAGAAGAACTCCAAGCACAGAACGAAAGTACAATGCGGGAGATTATCCAAGGTACTCAACAGAGACTAGATACCTTTGCTAAGAGCAGAAACTATGACAGTATTTTGTCGGCTTGCACATACGCTACATCTGCTGTAGTCAAGTTCAAGAACGAAGGTCAATACTGCGTGAATTCCAGAGATGCAACATGGTCTGTACTTTATAGCATCCTAGCACAAGTACAAGCTAACACGCGCCCAATGCCTCAGAGCTACGCTGAGATTGAACCTGAGTTACCTCAGTTGACATGGCCTTGATATGTTCAGCTATCTACTCAAGATCAGTATTTCACTAGATCAACTAGCCAATACTATTCTCAAGGGGGAACCAGACGAAACCCTTAGTTCACGTGCATATCGCGCAGATACTAAGGGGCGTTTATTCGGTAGGTTCTTCCGTCCTGTGATTGATGGTGTGTTCTTTTGGCAAGAGAACCATTGTGCTGACTCATACATATCTGAGGTTAAGCGCAGGCAATTACCCATTGAGTTCCAAGAGGTGTAATATGCGTACTCGCTTGATTAATAACCTAAGTAAAGCACTGTGGGATAGTGACCTGATAGCTACCCGCATTGCTTTATCATTAGCAGAGATGTTCTGGGCGGTTATGCTCTTATGGCCCGGAGATACATTTACTCGGCCTACTTACGCTCTGATGAACAAAGCAACTAACGAGGAAGTATGGGGTGTACTCTTTCTAGTATCCTCCGTTACTCAAATGAGCATTGTTCTTCTGGATGACATGGGTAGTAGGTTCGCTAGGTACTTTGCTGGTTGGAACGCAGCATTATGGACCTACGTAGTAACCTCTATGCTAATCTCAGTTCAACCACCACCTGCTGCTATCGGCGGTGAGATTGCGTTAGCTCTATTTGCTATATGGATATGGGCTAGACCTAACATACTAGCTAAAGGTATGCAAGCTGTAACTGCTGCTGAGTATAAAGAACACCGTGAGGACTATCACGAGAGTCAATTCTTGATTAACCAAATACAAAAGGATATGCAGAACATTGCTGATCTGAATAACAAAGGTACTACGTAATGTCCTATGAGAATAAAGATAACAAAGACAATAAACAAAACAATCAGTACAGCTACGGTATCCACAACGATTACTCTGACAGCTCATTAGAAGGCTCCAGTGCTCACCAGTACGAAAACAAGCACAACCCTAGCCTGCGTGATATTTATGCGCTCCTAGGGGCTATGCAGAGGCAGCTAGACAGCATTGAGCACAAGCAAGCTACGCAGATTAAAGCATTCACTAAGAATGATCTAGGTGAACCTGATTACGATGGACACCGTGCGTATCACTCCAGAAGCAATAAAGCCAATGAGAACCTAGAGAAGTACAAGACGGGTTTAACTAAGTCATTACTTGAGTGGATTATGAAGGGTGGTATCGCTATTATGGGATTGGGTATTATTAGCCTAATCGGTAATCGCCTAGGTGATATTATTAAGTAAAGAATCAATAACAAAGGTAGCACTGAGTGCTATACAAATAAAGGAGGCACTATGTTGCCAATTATCGCTAGCATCATTTCAACCCTTATCTCTAATAATCTACCTCGTGTAGCTGACGCTGTAGTGAACAAAGGCTTAGACTACGTTGAAGATAAACTAGGACTGAAGCTAGAACCTAACATGACCCAAGAGAAGATCGCAGAGATTGCACTTAAGGCACAACAACACGAAGAGTTCCTTGAGGAAAGCTCTCAGAAGAATACAGCAGATGCTCGTGCAATGAACGTAAGTATCCAGACGAGTCAATTCGCAAGTACACTTGCACAGAACTCCGCGTACATCTTGGATTTCTTGATTGTTAGTGCTGCTGTTATCTGCTCATGGTTGGCTTTCTTTCAGGGTGTACCTGCTGAGAATAAAGAGCTAGTATACATGGGTTTAGGATCGTTGTGGACAATGGCAGGTACTGTGGTTAATTTCCACAGGGGTTCTAGCCGTGGCTCTCAGAATAAAGACGCAGTGATTGACAAGATTAGTTCTAGACTCTGATAAGAACAGCCCATAGTGATAAGATTATGATAAGGGAAGAGCAACTAAAAGAACTAAAGATACACCCTAAGTGGTTAGAGGGTTTAAATCTTTGTTTCGAGCGTTTCGATATAAGTACATCATGGCGACAAGCTGGATTCATCGGTCAATGTCAGCACGAATCAGCTAACTTCACAATCCTTCAAGAGAACTTGAATTATTCCGCTGATGGACTCGTGAATACATGGCCTAAGAGGTTCACGAAAGACACAGCCATTAAGTACCATCGTAAACCCGAAGCAATCGCCAATAGAGTCTATGCTGATCGTATGGGTAATGGAGATGAATCAAGTGGAGATGGGTGGCTGTACCGTGGTAGAGGTTTGATTCAACTCACAGGTAAACAAGCGTATCTGCTTTGTGGTATGTCGCTGGATACTGATCTAGTAAGTACCCCTGAGAGGGCTTCAGAGGCTCCATACGCTGTTTTAACTGCTGGTTGGTACTGGTACAATAATAACCTCAATCGCTTCTGTGATAGCACCGATTGGAGAGGTTTAACGAAGGCTATCAATGGGGGGTATCATGGGCTGGATGATAGATTAGCTAAGATCAGTAAAGCACTGAAAGTTCTTGGTGAATAGAGAAGCGAATAGATAAACTAAGGGGTATTGCCCAATAAACCAAGGATTAGTTCTGGTATGTGAATAGATAGTAAATGGATATTACAACAGACGTAAAAACGCCCGTAGCGCCTTGGTATTAACCTTGGTACTACGGGCGTTTTTTTTATGTGGTTACAATTGGATATAACGCAATGGCTTTCTCAAGTAACCTTCTATAGTTAGTTCCTGTACGTATCCTAGATACACATGACTTTTCAATCTTTGTTATTAGACTAATGTCTGAGTTTTTCATCCCAAGGGTTATTAACCTATCTGCTAAACTTAAAGCATATTCTGAGAAAGCACCTGCTGTTGATGACTCTGGAAATACTTTACCATATTTCTCATAAGTTTTCACCCAACGTTTGCCGTGTCTCACAAGTGAAATATACCTCTCGTGCAATCCGAATACTTTAGCAACTTCTTCGTTGGTCTTGTACTGTAGAAACAGATCATACATTGCTAGAATATCAACCTCTTTTACTTTAGCTGAAGGCATATCTTCGCTTGCAACTACAGGTCTAAGACCAGTCTCAAAGGCGTGTTTTGCGTTACCTTGCGGTGTAACCAGTTCAAGGTTGTCAATTTGATTATTAGTCTTATTACCGTCTTTATGATTCACAAGCATGTGCCTAGGTGTACAACCGTGGTGAAGTGCATAAACAATACGATGAGCACCAATCGAATCAAAAGTAGAGTATGAGCTTGTCACAGATCCAGCTTGTTCTCCTTTTCTACGTATAGTGTATTTACCATTTGACCTATCTTCATTCCAAGCTAAGAAAGTTGGAGAGTGTTCATCATAAACTAAGAACGTAAAGTCCGAGGCAATTATGTCCTTTCTATTTATCTTTCTTTTGTAATTACTTAGATTAAAACCAAGACTAATTAAACCTTGCACTATGTCGATTTCTAAATCTTCAGATTCTGATTTAGTCAAGCAATCGTAAAGTATCTCTGAATAGAACTCACGACCCTCTAGGCGAATAATCCAAGACTTAGCTGGTTTATTCTTGCCGTGTTTTCTATTAGCTCTTTGCAAAGTTCCTTCACCTACGTAGAATACTTCATTTGTGTCTGTGAATCTCTGAATGTAAACACAGAATCTTTTGTCAGTTAACTTCATAATAAATAAAAAGGATTACCTAGAGTTAACCAGATAATCCCTCCTTTAGTTTACTGGCAAGTTTCGCAAGTTTCTACGCGCTTGATCTCTCCACTACCTCGCATAGAGTAGATGTAGTACAAGCTCAAAATACCCTCGTCTTCAAATGCTTGGCGGTGAATATCTGCAATGTATTCCTCGGAGTCATTTGACGTGAAGTATAGGTTAATACTCTGTCCTTGGTCAATGTACTTCTGGCGTTGGCTACACAAGCGCAGGAAGTCCTCCATGCGTACTTCAAATCCAGTACGAAACACAGCCTTCTCGTGATCGTTTAACCAATTAACATTCTGTACACTACCTTTAGAGTTTGTAATCTCCTTGATATTCTCGTCGTTATAAATTCCTCGTTCTTTCATCAATTCTAATAGAACTTTATTAATACGGAAGAATTCACCACCTGCTGATTGCTTGGTAAAAACCATTGCTGTATCCAGTCCAATACCTTCAGAAGCCCCAGCCATGATTTCACATGTGGACTTTGTTGGAGGCATCATTAACTTTGTTGCATTGCGTACACCCAATCCGCGACAACCTTCAGGTTCACCTAAAGTTTCAGCTAACCATTGGGTAGTCAAAGTAGCCTCATTGTCAATGCGCTTAAAGATTTCGTCATTCAAGTACATTGTTTCTAGGCTACCAATAACTAAGCGTTCCTTTTGTAGAAGAGTATGAAACCCTAGCACACCAGAGCCTAAAGCACGGAACTCCTTGGTGAACTTATAAATCTTCTTCATTGCTGTTTTATCAAGCTCGGACATTTCATCCATTGATGCTAAGTATTCGCTGATATTACAGTCGCTCATAATCTGACCAATCCAGATTAAATGTGCAGGCCAATCCCGGTACAACTCAAGGTTGTAATTCAAGATCACGCAGGAAAAGGTGTATTCCTCGTCTGCTGGTAGTACTGTTTCTTGACATAAATTTGATGCCTTTACTGTCAGTCCTTTTCGTTTAAATGCTGGAGCTAAATGTCGATTCATCTTGTCAATAAAAGAGTAGTAACCCTTACCTCGTGGTAATTTAACACCAAGGGTTTGAGCGAATTTCTTTACAGATTCTGGATCATTATTTTGAAGTAAACTAATGAACTCGTTATCAATCAACCAACCTACATTATTACTCTCTGTGCTTTCGTACAGGTGTTTAACAACACGATTAAAATCCCCGTGTTGTGGGCGAATACTATAAGCTAAACTTCCGCGTCGAGATGCTTGTGTTACTTCTTCCATACAGGCGATAAAGTCCCGAATCAAGGGCATCACACCTAAACTACGACCTCCACGTTTTAAAGTGGCACCCTCAGCAGGCCAATCATCAATACTATAGCTTGTACCGTGACTATGCTTCGTTAGTACTGCGGCCTCTGTGATAGCGTTGTAGCGATCAAAGAGATTGTTACCTACGTAACCACCAGCACAGGAAACTGTTGTACCTCGCTTACGAATACCACCGTTGGCTAGTAATGGCGTAGATGCACTAATGTAACCATCCCAAAAAGAATCAAAGAACACATCTGAGTAAGTTTTCCCTTTAGTGTAAGGGTCTACTTCCCACCACGTTGGGTATGTAGCTGGCGCATGATTTGCCATCGCTCGTGCAATAGTTTTAAATCTGGACTTGGGTGTTTCATTCTGGTAGGAATACTTCTCATAGAAAAGTTGTAGACCTCCTGTTGTGAACCAACTAGGTGCTTCCTCAGATAACTGGAGTTGTTTGCGTAACGCGCTATAGTCAATCATTTAGTTCCTTTATTCCATGTTTTCTCAAAAGATGATTCATCCCAAGAAGATTCATATTCGCTTCCTAAACCTGCACTGAAAAAATCAATCACTTTGTAAGAGTAAGTATTCTTCTCGAACCAGTCAATAACTGTGCATACCTTAACTTCAAACTCAGGTGGTAGCCCGAGACGTTCTAGGTACATATTGAGCCTGTATTTAACGAACTCTTTATACTCTTGTTTATCTACACCATTGAACTTGTCTCCAGTAATAGCTAAGTCAATAATACGACTCTCGTGTAAGTATGCATAGTGTACAGCTTCTTTTACTTTCTCGTAACGAGCAGTATCTTCTAGTAGAGAAGTACCGAGTTCATTGTAGTACGTATTTACAATCTCTGCTGACAGTTGACCATGCAAGTCCTCGTCAATTGCACTTTGGTTTGTCCCTCGAACAATCACAGGTAGTAGGTTATAACCATTGGACTGGAAGCTCTTTAGAATAGCAAAGGAACTAAACAGTAAAGCAGTCTCTGTCATTGAGAAGATAATCGTAGCAAGAATTTTATCCTCTTGTCCAAGTACAGAACCCAGCCACTTAACACGCGCTGAAAGTTCAGGGTCTTTTGTGTACGCTAGATAATCTGCATCGGTGTCCATACCTAAAACAGTATTGAACTGATTGTAGAACTCTGCATGAATTGACTTCTCAACCATATCAACAACCGAAGCTGCGAGGCGTACCTCTGGTCGTGGAAACGTATTAGCTACAGTATTACCCCAGAAGTCCCCTACCATTAGTTCATACCGTAGGAACAACTGCAGAACTGTCTTAACTGCATGTTGTTGCTCTTCTGTTAGTCCATATAGTAGCTGCATACGATCTAGTTCTACTTTCATCTCAGAGCTAACCCAGAACTGTTCTTCTAGTTGCTTATTAGCCAAAGCAACGATCTTTGGATAGTGTCGAACGTAGCTATCCGTTGTTTGTGTAATACGCGGTGCAATCACTCAACACCACCCTTCAAAACCGTCAGTACATCCATTGGTTTATTCCCAGCGATCACCGTCCGTACGCCCTGTGCATTAACCACCGTAGTCGGCAATGATCGCACATTGTACTCCTTAGCCAACGCTGGATTAGCATCAATATCAACATAGCTATAAAGCACATTGTTCATCTCAAGTACACCCTTTAGTTGTTTGCATCCAGTACACCATGATGCACCGAACACTGTTACTTCTGTTTTATTATCGTATTTCATTAATTCTTTCTTTGTTTAAATCAATCTTCCTGATCTGTCGGGCTAGTTCCTAGTCCTCTTGCACCACAGTATAGCGATCACGCTGCTCTAGCGTGTACTGTGCGTCAACTGTTTCATGCCGCTGTCGATAAATATCATCCACAATGTGATTATTCTGGTTCTTATCCAAAGCAGCACGACTGGCATTACCACTCTTTAACCATTCTTCATCGCTGCGTTCATTACCATACCAGCGAGTGCATTGTACCACTTGGTTAAGACGGTTTCTGTGTTGGATGTTAATCTGCTTGGTGTAATCCTGTGATGTATCTAGTCCTAAATCCCACAGAATACTACTGAACTTACGAGGAAAGTTAACCTCCCATTCATTGTTGTAGTTCTCATACGCTGTTTGAATCTCGGATTCTGATACGTGGATAACCGCACAGATAAGGCTAGCTTTCTGTTGGTTACTCTTTGGTTTATTCCGCAGAGTTCCGTGTGTTTCTGTGTTTTGTTGCATGTGTTCCTTATCTTTGTTAAGCAGCGGGTAGCTAGTATATCACGGTGATTCTAGTAAGTGAAGTGCAAAGGTCACTTACGGAAAAGTAAATAATACACGATCATAACCGAAGCAATCACGAGTACATCCGAGAGTAATATCCAGTTATGACAGTTCATGTTAATCCTTTGTGATCTCTAGTTCTTTCTCAAGCAGAAACATCAAGTTAGTAATCGCGTGTGCATAGTGATGTAGCTTAGTCTCTTGATCGTGCGTTTGTCCTTTACGTACCCACGCTAGATGCCGTTGTGCTGCACTGAAGTAGCGGCGAGTAGCATTAGGTACTTTACGCCAGTTCTCTTCTTCGTAATCCTCATTGTACTTCATCGCACCGGCTGTTAGAACCTTAGCTACTTCTTCAAGTGCAAGTGCAGGTACTAGATCATACCGTTCTTTCTCTTGATCGTGCTTTACACCTGCTTTAACTGCTGGCTTATCGTTTGTATAATCTTTTGTTGACTCTGTACTCACTTCAGTCTCCTTTTTAATCCAGATTGTTTTGTTAATAACGCAAGGTGTATAAAATCTTTTAGCTGCTAAACAACCTTCTTCAATGTCATCAAATACACAACCCATACAAGATGGACTACTTTGTTGGCTGTAAATAATATCATCCCATTTTATTTCTTCTAAGATATGTTCTTCCATCTTTGGTTCTTTCTTAATCCAGATTGTTTTGCAAGGAGTGCAGCGGCTATAGAACTTTCTTGTTGCTGTACAATCCTCTTCTTTATAGAATGTACAACCCTCGCAGCTATTTGGCGTTGATTCTTTTTGCTGCGTGTACACAATACTATCTTCCGTAATCTCTTCCATATTGCCTCCTTTATGACATCTTCAATTCTACACCAGCAGGAACGTACTTACTCAAGTTCGTACCAATAAATCCCTTGGGTTTACGTACTTTATCATTCTGGTCTTTCAGTACGTATACTTGATGTTCTTCGTTCTGTTCAA